ACTCCACTAGCTGGTAAAGCTTCAAAAGCTGGAGGTGATCCAGCTCCTGTAGAAGTTAATACTTGTCCATCTGTACCTGGTCCAACAAAAGCTGGATCTCCAGATGCATCAAAGGTTAATATTTGACCATCTGTACCAGCTTTTAATTCTGCTAAACCAATAGCATCGTTTGCCATATTAGCTTCAGCTACTGTATCAGCAGCTAATTTAGCACCAGTTATAGTACCATTAGGTATTTTAGCTACTGTTACAGCGTCATCAGCTAAACCTGTTGTTTTTACTTGTGTTAATGCCATTTTAAGTTGCGTCAGCTATTAATTTAGTTTTCCAAGCGTCTTTAACTGTACTTGTCCAAACACTTGTTGCTATTCCTCTAACTTCCGCAGACTCACTTGATAAATCTGTATCTACAAGAGTATCTTTAGCATCATTTAATTTACCAGCATCAAGTACTTTCCTATGGAATGAACGACTAAGTTCTTTTCCGTCTTCTTTTATTACTGTTGCAGTCCGCACTTGTACATGTTTATAAGGACCTACAACTTCGATTTTATCTTCTTCGATAGTTTTTGTTATAGCCATAATTAAGAATCAGTGATGTAAATAATTGAACCTGTGAGAACTTTGTTGCCTACATTTACGGCAGTAATGTTACCACCTGTATTAGTATACATATAGGCAGCCGTACTGTTTGGTGAAGCATCATATACGCCCACGTTATATGTTTGATAACCTCTAGCCCCAGCACCAGCTGAGGTAACATTTTTTATTGTAAATGGTAAACCGCCTACAGCTTGATGGTTATTATTACCAGTAGCAGTAAGTGTTGTTAATCTAAAATTGGCAATAACTAATCTACCTATCTTCACATAATGACCAGTATTACTCGTAGAGCCTTGATGGATAACATCAGCAGTAAAAGTTCCTTCTTCATAATCATCCAGAAGTTCCTGAGTATTTCCACTAGCTTGTCCACTAGCACTGAAGTCAATACCGTGACCAGAAGTTCCTATTACTAAATCTCCATCAGCAACAGTAAAGTTATTAGTACCAGAAGTTGTTGTTGGATCTGTACTTACAGTTGCCCATGTTAAACCACCGGCATCACCTGATTGTTTGGATAGGAATTGACCATTAGATCCAGCATTAGATATATGTAAATTATCTTCATCAACTGATTCAGATGACATATGTTCTAAATCAACTGCACCAGCTGCAATATGTTCTGAGTTAACAACATCATCTTGGATGTTATCTCCATCTATACAATCGTTTGCTAAGTGAACGTGATCGATACTACCATCTGTATAATGCTCTGAGTCGCAAGCGTTGTCAGCAAGCTTAGTACCATCTACAGCATCAGCTGCTAGTTTAGCATTCTCGACAGCTCCTGTACTAATTTTAGCTGCTATTACTGCACCATTTTGTATTTTAGCTGAACTTACAGCATTATCAGAAACTGTTGTTAAAGTAGTAGCAGTACCTATTTGTGTTATAAATAGACTTGAACCTGCTGGAGGCGGATCACAGAATCTAATACCATCTGATCCATCTAATGCAAATCCTTCACCAGCTGCATCATAAGATGCGTTTGGTTTCTGTATAACACCATTCAAACTAACTATTAGTTGTCCAGCATTAGTTATAGAGGCATCACTAGATCCATCAAATAAATCATATTGATCATTAGATCCATTAAATGTAGGACCTGTACCATCATGAGCTTGACCGTTATCTTTAATACCTAATAGTTTATAGTCACCAGCTGAAGCAACTTCACCCCAACTACCTCCTGCATTATAAGCACCATCATAGACATACATCTTATTAGCAGATGTATCGAAGAATAAATCACCATCATCATTAGATGCATCATTATCTGCTGTTTTAGTACCTACTCTATATCTATTACCGAAGTCGTTAATATCTGTACTTAAGTTAATTAAGTCAGCTTCTTTTAGTGTAGCTTTGTGATAGTTATATATCTGACCAGAACCAGTAGATTCTACCATCATAGCAACTCCAGCTGCAACAGTTGAACTGTTAAACTGAGAGTTTATATTATTAATGGTTACTGTTGAACCACCTACAGTTCTACCTGTAGTGCTAGTTCCAGACCCATTAACTACTAGACCACCAGCATCAGCTATACTAACTATAATACCGCTAGCTGGTTGTGTGTTAGGGAATGCAGCATCAGTAGCTATAGTTTCGAAACCACCTACCGCAGCAAGCTGAGTGCTAACATAATCAACAACGGCTCCTGAAGTTGGATATTTTGTGTCATCATCTGTGATACTAGTTTCACTACTTTTACCGTCACATACCGAATTAATTTCGGAGAGTGTTGCAGTAAGAGCAGTACCACCTGCCAGAATAGACGCAGTACCTGTCTGCATGCCAGCAAGTGTGACGAGTTCCGCATCAGCTATCTCCGAAGTTCCTACAGAATTAGCAGCCAGTTGTGAAGCTGTAATAGTATCAGTAGCAATATCACCAGCAACAATAGTTCCATCAACAATATTAGCACTTGCAACAGTAATACCAGAAGGTAATGCTCCTGTAGCTAACTTACTAAAAGCAATTGCTGCAGATGCATTAATATCAGCATTAACAATAGTACCATCTACAATGTTATCTGAATCTACTGAACCAGAAGCCATATGCTCAAGATCTATAGCACCTGCCGCTATATGTTCAGAATTGATAACATCGTCTTGTATATTATCACCATCTATACAGTCATTTGCTAAATGTACATGATCAATAGATCCGTCTACATATTGGTCACTATCAACTGAGTTAGCTGACATATGAGCTAGGTCTATACTTCCATCTACATACTGATCACTATCTACTGAATTAGCTGACATGTGTGATAAGTCTACACTACCATCTACTAATTCAGAAGAATCAACAGAGTTAGCAGCTAACATTGTAGCTGTAACTGTACCTGTATCTCCTGTAGTTACTACTGTTCCAGTTACGTTAGGAATAGTAACTGTACGATCAGCAGTAGGATCAGCAACCGTAAGAGTTGTCTCGTAAGCATCGTCTGTCGCACCTTCAAAGATTAGATCTACATCTTCTGCTAAGGTGAGATCTCCTGTCATGGTACCGCCAGTATTAGCGAAATACCTATTACCCACCTCTTGTGTTTTATATAAGTTTTGGGTATGGTTATCATTCAGATCTTCTGACTTAATAGCTGATCCTGCATAAAAGGTAGCTGTTAAATTGTCTACATTCGTCTGTCTGAGTATTTTGATTTTTGCATTGTTTGCCGGAGCAGTATTAAATTGTACCGTGGTAGCATTGGCGAATGTCCATGCAGTAGTCACGGTTGCGTCAACTTGTACTTCTACATCAGTTGACTTTAGATATGGGAATGTAAATGAGTAATTGGTGGTGGAGCCATTACCTACAAACGAGTTTTCTGTAACAGCCATAATTGGTTATCGGGAGCCTCCGTATTCTAGTAGTTGTCTTTTAGTGTTTTCATCTCGTATTCTTATAGCTTCTTCTATACGACCTTCTCTCATTCTAGCATTTACTCGTCGTTGATCTATGATATTTTCAGCTACATCAGGGTTTTCTAGAATCAGCCTTCTTTCAGCAATCTTTTGTTTTTCCCTTATCATAGCATTAATTTTCCTCATAAAAGGCATATCTTGTATATCAATCTCAATAGTATCACTAGAATTACTTTTACCTGTACGTCTATACTGAATTACTGTTTCGATATCTTTTGCGTGGGCTGGATTGTTTAATATCCTTTCAAGGTCTCTCCACGGTTCTTGTTCACCTATATATTGCTCGATTAGTGACAGTTGTTTAGGAGTATATTCATAAGATCCTGATGAATCTTTTGTTATCTTACTCATTCCTTTATAACCAATTTCTCTTAATTTTATTCTCCAAGGTTCGTTACCATCACTAATTTTATTAGGAGATAAAGCATTGAAGACTTTAAGAATTGGCGAATTTACATCATTAATTAGCCTACCTGTCCATGGATCACGCCTATCTGGTAAAAGACTTTTCGCAAATGGTATGCCTTTTTGAATATGACTAATAATATCATTTTCTATATGCTTCTGAGCACTATCTATTCCATCAGCAAGTACTTTTAAACCACTAGATGCTGGTATTATAGATCTAGCAGAATTAGCTGCTAATCTATTAAAACCACTCCAATCTCCATTAATAAAAGAGAAAAGAGGTTCTAATGATCCGAAAGGTGTATCATTCAAGAATGCTGCACTTATAGTCCAAGCTAGTTTAGAACTAAAACTTTCCCAGTAATCTTCAGTTATATCATTACGATAATAAGCCATATCACCTACAATACTTAATATCTGTTCAATACCTGGTATACCTTTATAAGATACCCATTTACCACCTATATTAATAGTTTTAGGTATATAACCCATTTCATTTTGTTCTTTAAATCTACGAGATGCATTATAATGACCATTACCACGTATGTTACCACCCATAGCATATTGCTCTAAGGTTTTAACTGTTAGTAATGAGAAAGCTATTCTACCTGTATATTCAGCTCTAAGATTTTTAAATATAATACGAGCATTGGGAGTGGTAGCCATATCAATACCATGTTCTGCTAATGCAGCTGCTATAGCTTCATCATTATTAGCCCAAATAGTCTTAGCATATTTATTCATCCCTGGTATAGCACTAATAGGAGTCCAAGATAAAGAATTCTTAACCCAGTTACTTTGAGTACGTGGGAACATTAATAACTCTTTAGTTATAGGTACAGCTGTTGTTGCTTTATTTAAATAAGTAGAGGTAGCATCATCTAAATTAAGTGATACTTCACCAGCATAATATTTGAGCACAGGATCTTTAGGTAATCCTCTCTCATCAAACATTGTTTTATAATGTTCAGCTTCTGCTAATTTTATTTTACTCCAGTCTTCAAAACCAAATTCACTAAATATATCATCATAAGCTCTTACTCTAGATATCCAATGGGCTTTATGAGTATTAGCAAAAGCATCTGGACCAACCATAGCAGTCATACCAGTACGTAAAGCTTTCAATTGACTAATATCTTTTAATAGTTTAGATATGTTATATTGGATTAGATTACCCCAATTACCATCTTCTTCCCAAACTTTAGCCATCTGATCCATTATATGCCAAGTTTTTTCTTCTTGTAGTGCAAAATCCTTTCTGTATGCTTTCATCATTTCATCAGGATTCTTCCAAGTCTTCTTAATCATACTCCATGCATCACTTAATGCACGTTTATTAGTTTCAAAGACAGCACCATTATAATAGAAAGTTTTCTTTATCTCACTGAAATTATCAGTAATACCCCATACAGAATGACCCATTAGTTGGGTTATAGGTGATAAAGTTAATTGACCTGTGTTACCAATAGCAGCACTAAAAGGTGATTTACCACTTAATATATTATTAAATCTAACAGCCCATAAACTTTTAGCAAATAAATTTAATTGTTTAGGATTAGGACTTCTGATTGCCCCTAGAACTGCAACTTGACTTCTAGCCCAATCATTTAGTTTCATTATACTATCTACATCACCATTAGTGTGATTGTATGCATCAACTAAAGGTCTTAGTAAATCTGTTCTTCCTTCTCTCTGTAGATTCTTTAATGTATCAGTAAAGGCTTTATTCCTAGCATGTATAGCATTTTCTGCTGATGTAAATTCTGTAGTTAATCTTTCAATAACTGTATCTAAATCTCTAGGTGGTACTTGATCAAACCAGTTCTTATTACGTAATTGCCAACCAGAAATATATTTATTGAGAGCATATTCATCCATAAGAAATTCCATCTTATCAATAATAAGATTCATTGCAGTATTTTCATCTACTTGATCTTTAAATCTCAATAATGCTTCAGCAGTGGTTGCAGCTTCTCTACCTGCGGTATCCATAGCCCTCGCAGATGCCTCTGTAACCTCTCTTCCAAGGAATCTATCAGTAAGGTCTTTTAGAGCGAATGCAGCGCCTCTCGCTTGCTCTTCGTTAATAGTCTCTACTTTGAATCTACCAAGCAGCATATTCTTTACATCTCGATTCTCTAAGAATAATGATCTAACATCATCTAAAGAGGCACCAGGATCTATAATACTTGTGTATATATCCCATGCTGCAGCATTCATTTGTTTAGAAGTGTATCTAAAACCATCTACAAGTGCATTAAATCTACCTATGTCTCTAGTTTCTTCAGCTACACCCATAACAGCTCCACGGCTAGTAGGTCCTACCATTAGACCTTTCTTTCTCATAGATTCTGTTATAAGAGGCGCAGGATCTCCAGCAGATGTACCGTTTTTAATAGCAGTAGTATCTGCCATATTTCTAGCTGTATTACCTGGTGGGATCACTCTACCTTCACCTACATCTTTTGTAATACCAGGTGTTACGTCTGGATCATATCCTAAATTTAACTCTAATTGTTTAGCTTGATTTATTTTTCTTTCAGCAGCTCCTAATGATTCAATCTTTCTTGATTTAGTTTCATTTTTAACTACTGCTTCTAGATTATCTAATACACCTACTTCTTCTTGTAATGTTAGTAGTTCGTTTATTAAACTTCTTTCAGTTGCTTTATCTAAGACTTCTGCTGAAAGAGCAGTATTAATTTCTTGTATACGTATTAACTTATCAGGATCTGAATTCAAAGCTAACTGACTTTGTTTATATCCAACAGCAGAATCAGATTTAGGTTCTAACCAACTTAATGGTTTCTTACCTCCTTTTAAAGCAATAACAGCTCCAAGCAGAGTACCGAATATAGACATCGGTCCAGTTTCTAGTACATTCTTCCACTTCGTCACTGCAGTACTATCACTATCTAAAGTTTTACTCCAATCAGGTGCTGGTAACGTTCCTTCAGGACCAAATACATTAGGGAATGTATCAGATAATACTCGGATCATATTATGTTCTTCACCTACATCACTTAAACCTATAACACCCATATCTAAACCGGCATATAAGCCAGTACCATATATTGCTTTATAAAGTGCAGGTGCTTTTGATGCCATTAGATGGCTTGTTATTGCTTGACCACCAAGCATAGTTGGTATTACAATTGAGGATAAACGTCTAAGTTGATTATCTAATGGATTATCTGTTTTAGTATGTTTATCGTACCAATCATCTAATACACCAAGACCTGGTAAATTACCTACAGCATCCATGATAAAATCACCACTACCCATACCTGGTGTTGAGAGTGTTTGGAAAGTTCGGCTTAGATTTCCTAGAGGATTATTAGCTCCTGGGTAAAACCCACCCTGATTACCTACTTTTACTTCACCATATAAAGGTATGTTTGTAGTTCTATTATTTTTAAATTCTTCTAATCTTAAGTCATAAGTTGCTTTATCCATACCATAGTATTTTTGATACCATGTATCTCTTGCAGCTAATCTTGCTGGATCATTTCTTACTTCGTCAGGGGTGAAAAGAGTTATACCATTAGAAAATACCTCATACTCTTCCCACATCTTATCTACATTCTCTTTAATACTTAGATCTACTGAGCTAAATCCTATAGGACTTTGTTCACCTCTAATAGTAGGAGGATTATATACAGCTTCAGTTCCACTGACTCCTGTATCACCACCTTCCGTTATACCATTATTTTCATCAGCAAAAGCTTCTGGATCAAAGTCTGGATTCAGAGCAATCCGTTTCTCTTCTTCTTCATTCATAATTAATCATCCCTCACTGTAAATTTGTTAGTAAACGGATCATAGCTTACTCCATACCTCCATCCTTCTATTATAGCTAGTGATGTATTATAGAAGTTTACACTACCATCGGTATTAAAAGAATAATCTAACTTAAATTCTTCTTTAAGACCTTCTAATCCAACAAGACTTTTTATTTGTTTATTATAGATAGTTGTATCCATAGGAGGGGGATTACCTGAATCTATTTGGGTTTTATACAAATGTAATGCTGAAACCTCCTCTTTACTATATTTTTTATAGTTTGCTCCTGCAACAATTTTAGCATATTCATCAAAAGCTGGAGGTAAGAATCCTTTTGTTTTACTATCTGCCTTTAGTAATTTTCTCATAATATTAGCTACAGGTACATCATAGGCATCAGATAAATATTCTATAACATCCACTGTATCTGGATTTAAATCAAAACTTTCACCTCTTATAGTTGCTTGTATAATAGTCACGTAATCGCTGCTACTTAGTATTTCTTTACCTTCAGAATGAATTATTTTTACAAACTCATCTAAAGATTTAGGTGGGTTTACTGTATTCATCTCGCTGCTTGGATTTACCACGACATTGTAATTATCGTACACTGGTTTTGTCATAGTTACCAATTCTTGTACATGAGAAAGACTTACTTTATCTCCAGTATCTGATTGATCTTCACGGAAATGCTTTACGGAACCTTTACTTGTCCCAGTAATTGCAAATATACCTTTTCCATCCCTACCTTCTAATATCCTCTCTTTAACTATTTCGTGTGCTTCCTTTAGTGCTGACGTACCTTTGAACTTATTTAGATCAAGGTTTTCTAATTCATAATGGAACATCTGTATAGCAGAATCAGTAGCGGCTTGTACACTCTGATCTCCCTTAGGTGCTGTTGTTACAGCTAACCAGCCAGTACCTTCTCTAAAGAGTTGATTATATATTGATTCTAGATTCTCTTTAGAATAATCTGGTGAAGAATTTACAAGTGAAATACGTTCAAAATGTTGACTTACTGTTTTACCGTTAAATTGTAGATTACCGAAAGTGTTTCTTTCTTTCTCAGATAATTGATTAAAAAGATACGTAAATCCATCATAATCTCCTAAAGATAATTTATTTATCAGTTGTTTATGTGGACCTGTAGTAAGAGCACCATTTAGTGATTCACTCCATGCTAGGTATTTACCATAAACTTTTCTTAGATGAGGAGGTGCAGCCCACATAGCGTCTGTTGCTTTTGCAGCTTGTACTGGATCAGTTAGATCATAATAGTTAGGATTCTCTGGATTTGTAAACTGATCTTGAATCTCAGCTGTTTTTATAGCTATTTTCGCATTTTCATTTCTGGTTAAAGCTTGACCTCGTTGAGTCTGAAATGTCTGATATACTTCTTTAAGTTCACGGTAAGCATTGTTGTTTTCTGCTTTAGTGAATTCATTTTCTGCCCATGTTTTTACTTTACCAGCATCCTCTGCGGACATATCTACGGACCACTCTCTGAACATAGCACTACCATATGTTATGTCCCATAATTTTTGGAAGTCGTCAGGACCATACTTACCAGTATTTAATAGATCTTCAAATACGGATCTGGCTGATAGTGCCATATTATTAAGTGGCTTAACTACTTCACCTTTCTCATTAATACTATAGCTATTATTCTTTATCAATACTAAACTATTAAAATTATTAGCTATAGCAAATTGTGTATCTTCATCTGTGGTATTTTCTATAGATTGAAAGTGCTCTATTCCTTTTAAATATTCTTGATTTGATTCTACAGCACTGTTTCTATTATTAAGATCTAGTTGTTCTGTATTAGCCCATAGGCTACTTTGAGATAATAACTTTTTACCACCTACGCTACGAGGATTTATTCCAAGTTTTCCCATGGTGAATACCATGTAAGCCTCTATTGCTTTATCTCGATCTGTATTCCAAAGCTCTGGACTATTAGCTTTTACTTCAGCTAACCAGCCAGTTTTATTTGCTATTAATTGATCAGCTAACCATTTACTAGTATAACGATTATTACTACCAACTGTATCTCTTAGTAGTTTTAATGCAGCACTTTTTTCTCCTGTTTCATATAATTTAGCAGCTTTTAATATAGCATTTCTCTCTACTTTTTCAGATTCATTTTTAATAATCTCATCTTGTTCTGCCATTCCATCTATAACACTTTTAAACTCACCACCTGCTCTTATCTTTTCTATATCTCTTTCAGATTCTTTATAAGCAAGGAAATTTTCTATTCCCTGTCCTAGTTTAGCATAGTTTTGAGCGTGTTTGGTAGAGAAGTCTAACCAAAACTTAGATTTTTCACCATATTCTTTGGCTTGACCTTCTAAGGCTTCGACTTCTCTTTTAGCTCTAACATCAATAGCTTCTAATCTATTACGATAAGCTTTACTTTCTAATTCTTGTAGTTGCCTACGGTTTTCTGCTTCATTTCTTTGAACACCTTTGAGATCAGTAACATAGTCAGAACCGTATTCTGACGCCCTAGCTCTTTGTGTTTTTAAAGCATCAATGATAGTATCTTGTTGGATTTTAATGGCTCGTGAGCCTCCATCACCAGAATCCCTACCTTTAAAACGACCACCACGTGAGTGTCGTTGATAATTTTTTGCCATATTATGCAATTAAAAATGGTACATCAATTTTACTATAATCAACAACATAATACCCATCTCTAACTTTAACAGCATCTTGTCTTCCTTTTGCTATTAAGTCTTGAGCTACAACACCTGTATATTTGGTATTATCTCCAATGTAATTCCATTCGTAAATATTTAAACCAGAAGGAGATGTATCGAGTTGTTTGACGTTTTCTTTTAATCTAATGTCAGATCCGCTAAAATCGGTCTTACTAACCATTCCACCTATACTTCCAGCTATACCACTGATAGCACTACCCCATACTCTACTTGCTGCTGCACTAGGACTAGCTGTAGCACCAAGAACTGGTTTAGGACCGAAGTCAGCCTCTGTAAATTCTCTAGGATATTGAAAGTCAGCAATTGGTGTTTTGAATGGTTTAAGTGGTAAAGGTAAATCACCTGGATCTAGCATCTTCTGAGCAAGTGCTGCTAAGTCAGCTGAATTTTTATCTAAAGTTATCTCTTGAAGAATGGATGCTGTATTTCTACCAGCACTTGCTAAAGATTCATTTAGCATTGCCATTTGAGCACCATGATTATATTCTTCAGCTTGAGCAGCTTTATCTAGACTTCTACCAGATGCACCACGAGCTCGTATTTTCCCTTCATTTTGTATGTTTTTAATAATCTGTTCAGTTCTATTAAAAGCTGCTTCAGCATGAGTTTCTTCTAAACTTCTATACTCATTCTGAATTGCTATCTGTTCTGACTGAGCATTTAATGATATTTGATTATTAAAAACTTGTTCTGATCTATCGAATTGTTTTTCTAGAGAATCTTGTTCTCTATTACGTATCATTAGATCATATTCATATTTCTGTTGATTAGTTGCGTCTCGAAACATCGCAACTTTCTGTTCATTTCTTGCTTGAATTTCAACAGACTCAACCATATGTGCGCGATCAGAAAGAAGTTGTTCCTTCTTCATCTCCCACATCTGGTTATCGTAGGTTAATCTTCTAGCTGCTGCTTGGTTCTGCAGCTCTGCTTGCTGTCTTGCAGCACTAGCAGATTTACTAGCACCAAAGAGACCACCAATTAGACTGACAGCAGATCCTACTATTAATCCTGTATAAGCCATAATTAAGCCCTCTTATAAAATCGTGGTGAATAGTTTCCTTCCCACATCATGGAGTTTAAAGAGACAGGAAATGGTGAATCATTAAAGATTCTTAGTTCAAAGTTATCAGTTTTCTGATGTATTGGTATTGTAAACACGGTTTGTTCATTTAATGCGATGTCATTAGCTAAATAAGTATTAGCTGTAGTTACTGGATTTAATCTATACCATTGATCTAGATATATCTCTATATCATCAGCACTGTATACTTTAATATTATTACTAGCAGCAGGTGGTGCTGTTGTAAAATTAATAAAGTTATTAACTAAATAGTAATCAGTATTGAGAGTTTTAAGAACTCCACCTACTGTAACTCTAATCTTAGTAGGATCTCTTGGTGTGAAAGTTAAATCAAAAGATGTTAAACTATTATTACCAGTTAAAGTTTTAGATTCAGTAGCAGCACTAGTTAAAGTAATTTGAGAATCACCTGTTACTGTAAATGCTGTAGATTCAATACCATTTATTTTAAGTTTAATTTGATCTTTATCTACATATGTTAGATCTTCTTCAGCCCAATTATATACAGTAGTAGTACCATCACCTGTATAAGTTTTAGAACCTTGGAGAGTACCAATAGACTTAAGTTTAAAACCCATTACACCTGATAATCCTACGGCAAACTTCATTCTAGCTAATGTTAAATTAGCAGTAAAATCACTTTTAGTTTGAGCATCATTTAATTTAACGTAAGTTCTAGGTAGTTTAATATCTAAATCATATTTCCAACCTACTATAACATCAGCAGCTATACTAGTTAAGTTCTTTTTAGGTACTTTATAATATGTACCAGTACCATCAGTTGCTATATCAGGAGTAATAGTAAACCCAGATTCAATAAAATTACCTGTAGCTGTAGTACCTTTAACAACAAGTACTGGAGTTAATGTCGTAACATTATTCCATGGGATATAACATTTAGAAAAGTCATTAGTTGTATCATATGCAACTGAACTAGCGGCTGCATATAAATCCATACATGGGTTAATTTTCTGTCCATCATTATTAACAATAATAGCATCTTCTGGACTCTGACTTAAACTTGCTTTACTTAAAGTAAATTGACTACCTTGTTTAGTAACAGTAAACATATCATCAGAATCTAAAGCCATACCTTGTACAGTACCAGGTAGTTCCCAGTTGTACCATGATTCTATTAAATTCTTTTCTCCATCACTATAAGTTCTAAAGAAATATATGTATCTAGAATCTTGATCAGATAGAGCTATGAATTGGTTCTGAGGACTAGCTATTAATGTATCAACACTAGGCGGTACCCATTCACTAACTACTCTACTAACATCTAATACTCGTGGGTTTTCATCTTGACCTCTAGTAACCATACCAAAGACTCTAGTATAACCAGGAGTCTTACTAATAAAGTTAATACTAGTACCCATATCAATAGGATCTATTTGTGTATCCATCTCATAGTTAGAGATAGAACGAATCAGAGCTGTAGTAGGTGTTAGTACACCATCAGCAGCATACATCATGAATTGCTGATTCTTACTAAATAGGATAAGACCTTGTGTAGTAGGGATTACCGCATGTAAAGCTGCAGGTCTAATAGTAGATGCACTAAGATCAATAGGATCAGCATCTGTAATAGTCTGAGCTGAAGTATGATAGAAGTTATAATATTCACCAGCTTGACTTAAGGATACATTATCTTTTGATAAGAAACCTAATCTATTACTATGGAAGAATGTTTGTTCTATCTTTGAACCTATAAAACTAGGATGTGGATTAGTAACATCATCACCAGTTGTACGTGAAGTATAAGTTACTTTCTGGAATGTAAATGTATTAGCAGAATTATTAATTAATTCATGAGGCATTGTAGTGTTATCTAGACCTGTAGATTTTTGAGGATCTAATGTCTCTTCCCAATAACCTGTACCAGAAGTACCATCATCAGCTACAAACTTAGCAAAGTAAGTATCTTTATCAGATGGTGTATTAACAACTTTAACTACATGATCTTGGAATGATTGAAGAGGAAGTTGAGCTACATTATCTACTTGGTCTTGGAATACACTCAATTTATTATTCTGTACACCACCTTTACAACTAATAGTGAAAGCAGTTCTTGTACCACTTACTACTCTATCTAATTCTAATGTACCTGCATATTTAGTTACAGTAAGTCCTGATATACTTAATCCATCTATACGTGTTTTTAATTCAGTTAATAGACCATCATAAGTTTGAGTAGATGGTGCAGTATAAGGTGATATAGAAGAACCATTAATAGTAACTTGATATATACCTACAGGATCTTCAGCTAATACTAAAGTAGCCCTTGTTTTAGATACAAATGTAGGATCAGCAATCTTAGCTGCTGTTATTAAATTATTAGTTATAATAGATGTATCTTGTATATGTAGTACATCATAGTTTGTACGTGCCCCTGTAAGGTACGCCTGTGCCCCTGTACCATAGTTAACAGTACATGCGGCACCTGTATCAGCATTCCATATATCTATGTCCCCTGTAGAGCCTCCTAGGGCTGGTTTAATACATCCTATATATCTCTCTGTGGAAGTCCTAGCAATATAGAACCATTTTGAATCATCATATGTAGTACCAGTACCTAGGTTAGCAATCCATTTGAAGCCTGGTCTTTTGGTTAACCCAAACGTAGGGTCAGGGTACCCATTAATACACTCTCGGACTTGTCCTGGGAGCTTCTTGTCATCAGATTGTCTAGATACTCCACCGAGATAATTATCAATTCGTTGGGTTACAGCTGTCATTATCTTTGAAGTGCTTGGAAGGGTTCGTAACTTTGATAGTAATTTGTCAATCCCTGTGGGTGTCCAAAGAATGAATATTGTCCTTGTTGTGTATCATATTCTAAAGCCATAGCTCTAGTAAATGCTTCTTGTTGTTGCAACATTTGATACTGATTGTTATCTCCTACTATCCGTTGAGATACAAGTGTAGCTGCTCTAGCTACTATAAAATCTTGAATTGGTTGAGGTAAATCTACCCAATCAAATTCCCATACTATATCGCAATCAACAGGTTTATTAATATCTGTCCATTTATAAGTATGGTGTTGTCTATCGTATAATTTCCCATTTCTACGTATACCATCAAAATCTACATTAGCAGCGTTCTTGCTAAGTTTAATTTGTAGTATATTATTGGGTATCAGGATCTCATCATTAGCATCGGGTGTAAATTCGTAATGATATTCTTTATTAAATGCCCAGCCTTCGGCCTGTACCTCTCTAGATACTTGTAATAAAGTATCATAAGCAATCGCAACGTCCGGGTTGGTTTGATCTAAAGTGGTAACAGGAGCCTGACCACAAGACGATAGTATTTGGTTTACGGCTGGTAATTCTTTTGTAGCGTTAGTGGTTGGAAAAGGCATAATATATTTTTATAAAAAAAAAGGGAGACCGAAGCCTCCCCTTATATGTTGGTTAATTGTATTCAATTTAGAATGCAGTTGGCTTAGTTGTAGTTCCTGCGAACAGTTCTACACAAGCAGCTGGATTCAAGTAATCAGCTCCCATTGCCAATCTACCTAGAATAACGTCACCCTGGTATACCACGGATACGTCACCTGAAGTAACTTGAACTTGAGGTCCGATTGCTTCTACTACACCTGCGCCTTCCTTCTGGAAGATAAGACCGCAAGAGTTAGCGAAGGCTGTTGCTGCACCGTAGTTATTACGTACACCATAGTTATTAGATGTAGCAGCAGTACCTGCTTCGATTGCTTCACCTACGAAGGACCCTACATTACCAGGGTTTACTGTAGCAGGATCTGTACCAGCTGTTGGGCTGGAAGCAGGAGCGTACTTAGTACCATACTTACTGAAGAATGGTATATTCATTGATTTGAAGATCTTGATACCAGCAATCTCTATGATGCCGCTACCTTTCTGACGTGCAGTACCTTGCTCGTCACGGTTGATCAGTCCACTCTCTCCAACTTTCTGGATAAGAGCATAGTATTGACGTGGGTTTAGTACACCACAACGTCCGTCTGAACTAACTCCCTTCTCATCTAAAGCTGCTGCAGCATCAAAGAATGCTGTTACTAGCTTATCTGCATCAAGAGCGTCATCAGCATCTGAACCAGCTCCAACTTGGATCTGTGTTCCACCTGGTTCTACGAAGGAAGACTTCGAGATTGGGTGTGCTTGACGAGCTCCTCTTGTTAGAGCACGGAAGATAAATCTATCATACTTTTGTGCAAGAGCATATCCAATCTTCTTGGAGATTTCTCCTCTCAATTCATAGTGTGCAAGAGTCTCATCGAGCTCATATACGAATGCACTTGAGATTAAGAGGTCATCAACAGTGATTGTCTTCTCTGCTACTGGTGGTGCAGAGTCACTGTTACCCAATATGCTATTTCCTGGGGTATGATATTCAGCGGTTGTGTGTCCCGTGTAGATGAACTGTAAAGATTTACCGTTCTTTAGGGTACGCTTCATAACCAGATCACGTGCTATTGCATTGTGCTGGAAGCCTTTGAACATCTCTCCAGAAAAGAGATTTAGATATAGGTCTCTATTGTTAGTAGCGTTATAACTACCTGTATCACCCTTTCTACCTGCATACGTTTGCAGTGAAGGATTACCTGTTCCCTGATGGGCCATTAAATTAAAAAATGTATTTGTTTACTTTCTTACGTACGTAAAATTTTTTGCGCTATTTTATTAAGTTGTGTGTGGTCTTTCCCACCGTCTAGACGGCTAAAGGGTATCCGGCGTACCGGGCCAAAAGCCAATTAGTCAGAGGTCCGACACTGAGGTGCCTCTAACCAAGCCTTACCTTGTTCATGATAACGAATATGTAAGCCTTCTATAAATAATAAAACAGCTAGCAGTCCGAAGACTACTAGCCATAGTGAATTAAAGTGTTTCACCCAGTTAAAGCTTCCTCAAGTGATTGAGGTTCTCTGTCTTCATCTACACCAGGGGGCTGATAATCACTTGGTAGTGTATCAGGTTTCTCTGGACTAGGTGAATATTGAGTGACTGATGCTCTATTGGATGAGTTTTGATGAGCCATTAATCTTTAATTGTTTTAGTGTAAGTGATACCACGATACTTTAGTTTAGTAAGTCTTTCGAAATCTTTTTGCTCTTTAACACGAGCTTGGAGTTCTACTGCTGACATAATAATACCTCAGTACCTAAGCCCCGTTCCATGCTTAGGTTTCATGCGTCCATGAAATTATGGATGAACGGACGTGATATCTATTTTTTAGTTGTTTTCTTTGTACCCTTTTTAGGTGGGCGGCCTTTTTTAGTACCGTAAGTACCTGGTCCGTAAGGCATAATTATCCTATAGTTGGTGTTAAAAGTGCAACCTGATCCGTCCCACTAGATGCAAGATCCAATGGGAAGTTGTGTGCATTTCTTTCATGCATCACTTCCATACCTAAGTCTGCTCTATTAAGAACATCTGCCCAGGTTGGGATTACTCTACCTTTTGAATCTGTAACTGATTGATTAAAATTAAACCCGTTCAAATTAAATGCCATAGTGGAGATTCCCATAGAGGTAAGCCATATGCAAGTGACGGGCCAAGCAGCCAGAAAGAAGTGTAGAGCACGAGAATTATTAAAGCTCGCATATTGGAAAATTAATCTACCGAAGTAGCCATGAGCCGCAACGATATTGTAGGTTTCATCTTGTTGTCCGAACTTGTAACCGTAGTTCTGTGATACTTCTTCAGTTGTTTCCTGAATAAGTGAGGAAGTAACGAGACTTCCGTGCATAGCAGCGAATAAAGCTCCACCGAATACCCCTGCAACGCCGAGC